CGATTTCCTTCACGGTCAGACCTGGGCAACGCTTGATTTCCTTGATTTGATCTTCGGTCAGATCGGACACCTTGACCTTTGTCGGTCTGTCGCTCCAGGACAAACCGGCGCGGCTGAAACCGTGCAGGATTGCCGTGACTTCCAAACCGGGAACGGTGCCGCTCGTATCTTGCCCCTGGTCTTTGCCCTTCTTGTTGCCTTGTGCATCCTTCTTCGTCGCTGTCATGACTACTCCTGTTTGTTGATTCATTGATTTGACGTCACGGCTGCGCAAGCACAGCCGGACGCATTAGGCCGTGGTGGCCGGTTAGTTGTTATTCGCTTGGGTGCCGTCCGAGCCGTAGCACAGTTGCCAGAAGGCGTAACCGCCTGCTGCACGCGCTTCGCAGCCGAACTTGTACATCTTGCGATTGAAGACGTCTGCGGCCTGCGGATCGATCTGCTGCACGAATACAGGTGCCTTGCGTTGTTGATAGATGAACGGCTTGACCGGCTTTGTCGTGTCCAGCAGGAACCAGGCTGTTTTGGACATCAAGCGTTGATCGACCACGACTTCATAAGCGCCCTTGAATGGATTGGGCTTGCCATCTTGCAGGCGGTCGGTCGTCATCAGCGCGTTGGCGGTTTGCTTCAACGCTGGCGGCACCAACAAGATGTTGCCCTGAATGTTCAACGGTCGGCCCTGGTCGTCAACCATGCTCATCAACACAGTATCCGCTGCGCCCAGGCTGGCCTGCGCTGCTGTCAAGCTGGAGACAGATAACGCCAAAGTGCCGCGATTGCTCATCGTGCCAGGGGTGCCATCGGGATTGGTAATCGGATGATTGACGTCGCAAAAGAATTGCTTGTCGTAGCAGAAGGACGTAAAGGCACCATTGACCAATCCCGATACGATTTCATCCGGCAACTGCTTGGCAGAGAGGCCCGCCATTTGTGCTTGCGGCGCGTAGATGCCGAGTTGATCGTCTTCGATGTCGTTGCGGTCTACTTCGACAGTCGCTTCCCAATCGTTATTGACAATGTTGTAGTTGAATGCGGACAGCGCCTTGACTGCTTTTTCACCGATCCACTGGCGCATGCGCGGGAACGTGGACAGCCAGTAATAGTTATTCTGCCTGGCGGTGGATGGCACCAGCATGGCGATCTTTTGCCAAGTCGTCGACGCATTGTCGAATGCGTTGTTGAAGTTGGTCTTCAGACTGATGAATAGGTTTTGTATGTTTTCCTGATTGACTAACATGCGGTGTTCCTTTGCGAATGATGTTTAGATGCGCGGGTGTTTGTTTGTTGTTTGTTTATTCGATCCAAACACCATCGGTATCGATGCCGACCAGCTTACCGCCCGGCGAGCGTGTGTTCGTACCGTTGGTTTTGGCGACGGTGAAGTCGTCCACGATGTAGACCACCTGGCCCATGCTCGCTTGCGTGATTGGATCGGCGGCGCTATTGACCCACTTGAAAGCCTTGCGACGTCGCACGATGATATTCACCGCGCCATCGGTGCCGTTGGTGTTATCGGCATAGGACTCGGCGCGACCGAGATATGTCAGCGTCGTAGCGGTTGCGCCTGGCGTCGCCATTCCGTTTGCATTGGCGCATACCATCGCGCCAACAAAGATTTTTACGCCGCCCGCTACCGGAACGTTGAGCATTTCGGTTTCCTTGAACGGGGTATTGCGATCAGCAGTTAAAGGCATGTTTGATCCTGGATAGTGTTAAACGGGTTGTAGCTACTGCGTGGCGCGGTGCGTGCCTGTGCTTAGGCGGTGCGCTCGGCGTTCAATGTCTTTTGAAAGTCTTCCTGCGTAACTCCCAGGGCCGCGCACATTTCTTTCTGACTCGCAGTCAACGCCGCATTGCCGTTGCCGCCGTCCGGCTGCTTGCCGCCTGTTTGCATACCGTTGAGTAGTGCGATAGGCGGCGCGTTCTTGAGGAAGGATGTCAGCGCGGCCAGGTCTTTTGCGCCGTATTCACGCGCCCACGCTTCCTGTGCCGGAAGCAGCTTGCCCGCCTCCAATGCGCCCTTGACGATTGCATCCACGCGGGAGGTGTTGACCTCTGCCGACAGCGCCGAATAGCGGCCCTGTAGGTCTCGCATGACAGCGATAGGCACATACTGGGTCGGATCGGGTGTCGTCGCGCTCAACGATGCGATAGTGGCGCGCTGCGTGCTGATCAGGCCAATGAGATCGGTCGAAGCGGCGGCGCTGGAATCCTGTCCTTGTTTGACAACTGCGGTCAAACTCGCAAGCTGGCTTTGCATGTCAGCGTCGGTAGCTGTGGCCGGGAGGTTGAGCAAAATGCGAAGTTGCTCGCGCAAATTCAAATCCATCGGATTCTCCTGTGTAGATAGTTGGGTTGGTGTTGTTGCGAAATGCGCTGACGCAGCGGCCAGCAGCACGGCATCCATGCCATCGATGGCGGGATTGTTGGTAATGGCCGCCATGAACAAAGCGGTAACTGCGCCGCTCTTGTCGTAGCCGATCACTGGTGAGATATAGCGGTATTCGTGCGCCGCAATCATTGACTTGGCCCGATCTGTCCATTGCACATCGGTCGCAAACAGGCCGACGCCTTCGCGCCACTCCAATTTGCTGAACCAGCCCGCAGCAGGTGCTGGCTGGCCATTCTGACGCGCCAGCATGGTCTGGTGTTCGTAGTCGATGACGTAAGGCGTCACGCGGGCCGCTGCGTTGGCAATCAATGTTTGAGCCAGGGCCGCATCGATGTGCCAGGCCGGTGCATCGTTTGGACGTCCGTCGCGTGCGCTGAAGGTTCCAGCAGGCAGCAATTGCAGTTCGCTGCTTGCGGTCAGCGCCATCGAGCAAGCGGCGACTGCCAACAAGCTGGCTGCGGTGATTTGATGTGGTGTTGGTTTCGACATGCCGCCATCTTCGCCTTTGGCGAAAATGGGGGGATCGCGATAGGTTTCAGTGGGTTAAAGCATTCCCGCCATCGTGGGAAAGCCTTGAAATGCGGGGATTTGCCTACCTGTCAAAATTGACAGGTAGTCAAGTTTTTACTTGCAGTTCTGCTTTCGTAAACGATACCATCCTCGCCGCAATTACTATTTACAAATTACTAACTAGACAATCAAATGGGTGACAGTTCGTATTGGGATGCCGCAATAAGGCGATTGAAAGACATAGAGAAGAAATGGTTGGAGCGGCCTGCATATGGCGGCAGCATTCAGACTTCAACCTCTCGGCCAATGTTCGGTTCGGGCATCACCACATCATCCAGCGGATGGGGCAGCGGCATATGGCGGGCCGCAGAAGAAACTGCATTGCATGCAAAGTTTCGCGTGGTGCATGTAACGGATGCAATCAATAGCAGTTTTCCTGCTGCCTTCGCCGAGATTGAAACAAGGCTCGGCGGCATCAAGATAGACACGATCAAAGATGTTTTGCGCAGCATGCTAAAAGATGTTGCGCTGATCCTGGGCGGTTCTACCGTTCTCGGCTCAGGTGTTGGTGCTGCGGTAGGCTCGCTTGCCTTCGGCGTCGGTGCCGTTCCCGGTGCGGCAATCGGAGCCACCGCTGGCTTTGAGATGGGTAATCTGATTCTCACGTTTACCGGCTTGAAGTCGATTGCTACCTTTATGGCCGGTGCCGTACCTGCTGCTATCCGATGCTATGGAGATGGTTTTCGCGAAGCCTGGGGCGAACCTGACGGCAAAGCGACGTGGGCGCATATTGCGTACAAGGATTTTGCGAAAGGTCACGTATTGTTTGTCATGGCGATCCTGATGGGAATCGTCGGCTATCTAACACGCGGCAAGGGTAATTTTCCGATTCTCATGGGTGAGATTCGCGCCAGCGCGAAATTAGGGCCAAAATTTGCGGATTGGATTGAGTTGAACCAAGGTTCGCTAATGAGGAATCCGGCCTTGCAGCAAGGCATGCGAATGAGCGCAGGCGCAGCGAGTGACGAAGCACCTGCGGTGGCTCCGCAAATACAAGGGCCAATACGTGGGCAACAGTTGCCCAACGCAATCGATCCAGACGCGCCTATCTCCGCTGCTCCCGCCACTCCTGCGGAAACGCTGGCGAAAGTGAATAAAGGGAGGGCACCATTTTCTGAGTTGAACGCTGCGGTTGCGGAGGCACAGGGTTACAAGTATGCGACCGAGACACTAGGACAAGATGCGATATCAGGGCCAGGGAAGGCGTCTGTACAAGGCCCAGACTTCCTTACATTAGGGAAAACCAGGGATGGCTTACCCGCAATCAATGTATGGGATGCAAAATACCGTGGGCCGAACAATCCGTACTACCCGAATAGCATCCCTCAGAACCAATTGGATAGTTGGTTGCCAGATATAACCGATGCAGTCAATAATATGGCTCCTGGTGAAGCTAAAGATGCAGCACTCGATGCCCTGCAAAATGGGCGTATTCAAGGACAGATTTTCAAATGGCCCCCGCAATGAATAAGATAGACCCAACCAAATTGCAAGAAGCTATGTCGTACAAGAAGGGAACGCCGATAGCATCAATCGTTTCGGACTCGACACCAGAAGCGTTTGTTCTTAAAGGAATGTACCGCTTTGCGCCTGGCATTTACATGACATTTTCCGAGTATATGCCGAACTCGTTCAAGCGCAATCCTGAAGGTCTAAATCTAGCATCCTTACTATTGGCCCCAGATGATAGCGCTGTAATGCGCGTAACTAAGATGGATATAGAGCATGATGCTAACGCTCTGCTTGAAGTACCGACTGCGGCGCTACCAAGCGGGGCTGCTGCAACATATGGGGAAATTCTGAAGGGGCTTAAGCGTGAAAATGGAAAGGGAAGCCTAGAGTCGGCGGAATATCGTCTTGGTTCGGATGGTCTATTCGTTCATCGCACAATTCAAACAGGATTAGTCGATTACTTCTTCCGTGGTCGAGCGGAGAATGACAACGAGGCACCATACGCTATTTGCTACAAATACGAGCGTCCATGAACCATTTCAAGACCTGCGCAGCGTCCAGAGCGGGCGTGACAATTCGTGATACAAACGGCGTTACCTATCCACACCCGAATTTAAGGCGTTAAACAAGCGTTAATAGCTCGCAATGCGGTTTGGATGGGGAAAGTGCCAGCCGCACATTTTTATCGTGTTTGCGCTCGTTTAATCCATTCTTGAAACCGCCGACCCAAAGCGGTCGGATTTTCGACACAAGAGATTATGCCAAGAGCGACCGCCGTTAAAAAAATCAAGGGAATATTGGAGCCTGCCGAACTTCAAGAACTTTTGAGGACGATGTATCCAAGATTCCCATCAAAGGTAACTCGCGTCGTTGTTCCAACAGTGGATGCACCATCAAGCGAGTATGCCCCTGCAATGGCAATGTATAAGCAGGCGTTCAAAAAGAACGAAAGTCTGCACCACAGTTATTTGAAATGGTTCGGCCTGCACTGGTCGATGGGGGTTAATGCCGGTAAAATGTTTTCGGACTATCGCTACGAAGCCCATATCGCGTAGGGGTTGAAATATCACTCCACGGGAAACCGGGCAGACTTCTATCTGGTCTATCGTCGCAAGACGGCTGACCAACCCTTTTAAACTTGATAAAATTTGGTATCAGTTTGTTAAATATCAAAGGATTCTGAGAATATGGCAAACAAAGAAATTCAGGAGTTGCTCGATAGAGTTGCCGATGGATGCGGTTACGGTGATCCAGAAGCACGGCTCAATGATGACCGAAAGCTTCAGGTTTTCATTGCGCGAGAGCAAATCAAAACAGGAACCAGACAAAATTGGTTAACTTTTGTCTTGGTTGTTGTGGGAATTCTTCAGGCTGCCGCAACTTGGTATAGATAGTGATTTAACATTGCGTTTGGGGGAAATGCGTCGCAAATGGCGCATCCATCACCTTTACGCCGATATCATCGAATGGATATTTCCCTTGTGGGAGCGAGTTATGCTCCCACAAGGGGCGTACTTTGCTTACCACTTGGGAATTTTTTTCTCAAGGAGGAAAGCAGCATGAGAGTACATACTTTAACAAGTGTGTATGTTGATCAAGGCGGGCTTTGTGCAGTGTGCCAATGCAAGATGACGAAGGCAACGGGCTGGCATGACCATCACATAGAATATCGTGTGCATGGAGGTTCGGACGCTCTTGGAAATCGCGTATTGCTACATCCTAATTGTCATGCCCAAGTGCATAGCAATGGTTTGAAAGTAATCAAGCCGGTTCCCTTATAGGGGGCTTTGAAAATACGGGTTTCTTTTTTTTAGAAACATTGTTAAATAGGCTTGAGCCGTGTGCGGTGAAAGCCGCAAGCACGGTTCTCAGGGGGGAATGGGCCAGTAATGGCCTGTTCCTACCCTACTATGCAGAGGGAAGCATTGTCGAGTGTGGCGATACCGATCCATCCAGTCTTGTCATACCCCTTGCGGCCAGGATGGCAAAACATGTCTTATGGCTGCCTCACCAACACAAGGATTTGCGTTCTAAATGGCCCGAATCCTCATTGCAATGTCAAGCGTTGTTAGTCGAGCGGCAAACTGGTATTTGCAAACCTGCGCGGCGAGCAAATCTGTATACGATGCGAACAATAGACCAAGGCGGATGCCTCCATTTCATCGGGGATCGCATTGCGACGATCCAATTCCAATCCGAAAAAGTCTAACCTTGAATATACCTGGTCAAACCTTCCACAATCCGACTTTCCTCATCCGGGTACAGCGCCCCCTCCGGCGTGATCGGCAAAAATGGTCGCGCCGCAATATCACCCCACAGATTCGGAAACTGCGCCTTGGTGCCGCCAAACTGTTGCATGGCCGCGTAGATCATGGTCGAGCCAAGCAGCAACGTCGTGCCGCCAGCAACCAAAGTGCTGAACTGTCGTTCAAGGTCGCCGCTTTCCCCTTGTAGTGGCCGCTTGCCCATTGCAAGCGCCTGGCCCTTCTTCGTTATCTTCCCGGTCTTATCAGAAAATCCTCCGCGCTTCTCAATATAGGCAATCAGCGTCGCCTGGGTATTCGGCAGCCAGGGCGTACCGTCCGGCCCTGTGCCGGACGCAAAGCGTTGCTTGGTACGATCCACGATGTCATCACCGAGCGCCATCAATACCGGCGACACATCGCCGATGCGCGCCCCAAGCGCGTTTAACGCTGCTGTAACCGCTGCGCTATTGACGTCGATGGCGTTACTCATTTCACCGCCTCATACAAGCCGTTTGCAAGCCCGCTTGCGATGGCGGCATTCAATAGCTTCAGTGCAGCCGATAAGAGATTCGGCCCGCTCTTGTCTTGCTCAGTTTGGCAATCGAGTTCCACCGCCAGCCTGGCCGCTTGCAGATCGGGGGAAACGTCAGGCGGCGCATCGACGTACACCAGTTTGCCATTGGCAGTGTTAAGCAATACCTGGCCGGGGTTCGCCAATAGCGACGGCAGGCTGGCCCATTCGTTCGCGCTCCAGGCGTTACTGGCAACCAGACTATCCGGCACGGCGATTGCCGCCGTCGCTGGCTCTATGTCAGTGTTCGCAGACAACCAATCCAGCGTGGCCGGATCGATGGCCCCGGCCACCGCCGAACGGCCATCTTTGACCGGATCGGCCAGCACTTCCTGGACGAATGTGTCAATTGCTGCATTTGTCTCTGCGGCTAGAACGGGCTGCATGGCTTGGTACATCGCAGCGCCGACCGGCGCATTCAAGTTGATCAACTTATCGCCGATGAAGTCCGCAAGCGGGGTATCAGTATTCGCGCCTGGCGCATAGCCGAAGCCTTTATCGATTCCGACCGGCACACCTGTTTTCGGGTCGGTCTCGTTCCAGCCATCAGACGGCGCGGTGCGCCCCTCTGCCTGTGCGGAAGCGTATTCGTCGGCGTCGGCTGATGTGACGCGACAATGACACAGCCAACCGTTAGGCGGGTAATGCGTATCCCAAAAGTTGGCGTCATGCGGCAATACCAAACCGTTCCAGGCTAAATGCAATGGGCGCGGATGCGCAACACCGTCCGCATGCACATAGCGCCAATACGGGCGGATTGCCAGCATGGCCGGACTTTTCAGTTGCTGATATCGGCCCGCCGCGTAGCTGGTGGACATGTTGGTCTGATAGATGATGCGCGTGCGCCAGGCTTGACCGGCCTTGCTGCCCTCACCCGTCCAACCTGTCCAGCCGTTTTTCAAAACGATGGCGTTAAAATCCTTGCGGAATGCATCCAGGCCGGTGCCGTTCTGGATGGCGTTCTCAATTGCTCCATACAGGTCGCTGACCAGGTCGGCCTGGGCAGCGCCAGCGACAACAAAGGCCCGATCATGCGCCGCCTGCATGATGTCATCCCAGCGGCTGCTGGGCAGCTTCAGCTTGTTCTGGAAAAATTCTAATTGCTCGGCAAACGGATTCGCAGCGTCCTTATTGCTGAAACCAATGTTAAGGGGCATGCTATTGGCCGTCCTGCACGTCGGACATACCCTTGAGTTCTGCAAGGGCGAATGCTGCGGCCATCAGCTTGACCATCTTGTCTTGCGGCTGGCCGCCGTATTGGTTGACCAGGTTGGTTTGCAGTGCCGTTAAATCGTCGGCCTGGTCAACTAGGGCTTTAACGTCGTCCAGTACATTTGTCCAGATCGGCGCGGCAGTCGATGCCAATTGTGCCGTGATCTGCCCCGCTGGATCGTCGGCAATTGGCGTTGTCGTATTCAGCGCCTTGGCATTTGCTGGCAGCTTTGCAGACATAGCCGATGCAGAGGGATCGCCCGCAGACTGGATCAGTTGTTGGCCTTGTTGCGTTGGAATGGTCAGCACCTTTTCATTATCCTGGGGCAGCGGTATGCGCAATTTCTCTTGCGCCCACTCCAGCGGCACCTGGAATCCAACAGCGACCAGCTTCGGCAATGCATCGGCATATGCAGTCATGTCGTCAGGCTCGCCATCATCCAGGACGAAGCGCGGGCAGCGTTGCATTCCTTCGACGCCACCACGATTTAACGCAAGCAGCGGATACACCAGGTCGCGGGTCAGCGTGGCACCAAGTTGGCGGGCATCGCTGCACATGATGTCGTGCCTGACTTCGTTATGCACTTTGCCCAAAGCCAGGCCACCGCTGCCCCGGTTACCGTCGTCGGCTGATAACGTTTGCCCCAGGATGCCCTTGGAAAGCGCCTTTTCAGCCCATTCAATCATGGTCATGTGACCAGTCGCATTGCCGCCAGTCGTGACTGACTGAATTTCCATTTGCATCTCGGCGGGCATGATTGCGCGGGCGTCATGCCCCAACGCAGCCACCGCACGCATCAGGCTCGCTTTTTCGTCCGCTGATGCACCAGCAAAGTATTTACCGACGATGATCGGCAAGCCGTAGGTTTCCAGGAATTCGGCAAAGTCGCCGACCGCATAGGCTTTGTACAGGAAAGGCCAAACTAACGTGCGATACAAGCCCATGCGCCCAAGGTATCCCGTTTTCGCCTTGCCCTGAGTATGCATGATCCAGCCGAACGGCAACAGCGAAATGCCGTCAATACTGGCATCGCGTAGCGTCAACTCAGTACGCAACATATTCATGCGGAACCATTCTTGTGGGCGCGGATGAAACGCGGGCAACAGCATGTTGTCTTCCTTACGCCATTCCAGTTCGACCGGCGCAAAGCCGTGGCCCACACCGTCCATCAGTGCAAGCAACAAATCTTCAATTGGGTCAACAGCGTCTTGCAACACCTCGCGCACCCAATCTGCATTGGCTTTTTCGGCTGCACTTGGATTGCGTGGCGGGATGATGTCCCAGGCCAGGCCGACGATGGCATTTTTTCGTTTGTCCATCTCTGCGCGCAAATGGGCGTCGCGTTCTTCCATATCGGCAAATAGTCGGTGTTGCTCCAACAGGTTGCCATGATCTGCGGCCTGCAACGTGGTCGCCAGCCTGGCCGGTGTCAGGCCGCCCAGCATCGGGAATAGGTATTGATTTTGTAGTGCCGCGATTTTGGCCGTCTGCGGCTCTTGTAATACGGCCTGGTCTATCGGCTGGCCGAATTGGTCAAGGATTTTACTCGGTGTCACATCATGCTCCTGGAACTGGATTGGTAATCGTCGGCGTTGCTGCTTTTGTTGCCACGCCTGGCGAGAGATTCAAAGCCGGTACAAACGCCGGTCGGCTCCATGCGCAAGGCCGCATGCGTCGACAATGCCAAGGCAATAGCAGAGTCGCCGTGCCGGTCGCGGCCATCGCTGCCGCGTGTGCGCGAACTGTCCGGCACCTTGGCGACGCCTTTGTCTAGCTTGACTTCGCGCAGATCGGCCAGGATGTCCGCATCCTTTGGAATCGATAGGGTCTTATCTTCAAATGCCGCTTTGAACTGCGGCATGTTTTCTCGATACCATTCTGTCGATAGCATGACTTGGGCAATGCGAGACTGGCCGTATCGCTGCATGGCGACTTCGGCCAGGTATTGACCATTACCCCGCGCATCCATTGCGCCAGCGCGAAAGCGTGGTAAGCGATCAACCAAATAAAAGAGAATTTGCTTTTGCTGCTCAAAAGGCACATTGCGCAGTTCCAGGACGAACGGCGTTGCAAGCCGCAGCGCCTTGGTTTGGATCAGCGGCCACACGACCGTTAAGTCGCCCGACCGTGCAAAGTCTTCACCGAAGAAGTGATCAAGATTCAACGGCAACAGCTTTAACAGTGGCAATAGCCGTTCCTCGCACCAATCGTCTGTTTCAGCTTCGCGCAAGTGCTTTTCCATCAGCGTGAAACTATCGTTAAGAACAAGGCGCACGACCGGGATGTCTGCGGCCTGGCAAGATTCGATCAAAACACGAGGAAGATAGGTTCCGCTCCCCGATCCGGGGATAACGTCCAATTCTTCGTTGGCGTGGTCGCCGTAGAATGCGTACATCGACGCGACCCACTCGGCCTGTGCTTCAGGCGTCCAGGTGCGCCCTGTCGCAAGACAAATGCGACGATACAAACCTTGTTCGACTGCCACCATGAACTCGATACGATGCAGGCTATAAGGCAGTTTCTTGGCGCGGCATTCCAGCACCAATTCATTGAATGCGTTCGTGTCGCCGTCATGGGTGGAAATGATGCGAACCTTGCCGCCCCACATCAGCAATGCCATCGCGGCCTTGATCAGTCCTGGAAGGTCGTCATGGAACGCGGCTTCATCAATGACGACGACGCCTTGCTTACCGCGCAGGTTGGACGGCCTGGACGACAAGGCAGTAACGCGGAAGCCGGATGCAAAGCGAATGGCGAAAGTAAGGATGTCCTTATCTTCATCCTTGAAAACCGTTTCTTCCATCTCGCCAGCGGCAAGCTGGTAATGCTTGGCCCAGAAAGCGACGTCGCGAATAAACTCTTTCGCCATGTCCTGATTGTAACCAATGTACCAGGTATCATCGCCGCCAGCATCGGCAGCGGCTGCGCCGGTCAATGCCGCGTCAGCCGCTTCCGCCCAGGACAAGCCAACACGGCGCGATTTCTCGCAGACCTTGACTTGCGCACGGTCGGCAATCCATGCCTGCTGATACGGCAATAGGACAGTTGGAACCATAACCGTCATCCCGCGATGCCTAGAATCTGGCTGCGGATAGCGTTCACTGCATCAGTGCCAAGGCCCGCCTTTTTGGTGATCTGCGTAACGGCTTCGGCTGCGGACAGGACGCGGCTTTTCACTTCGGCTGCATATCGCTTGCCGCTGATCGATGCGCGGGACAAGTCGGCAATAGCGCGAGTGATGCCGGACAGGTTAAGTTTGGCCGGGTCTACTTCCAGGTCAAGCACAACGTTAAACAGCTTTTCCTGCGTCATGCGGATTAACGCCTGGCTGACCGCATCTTCGTCGTCCGGGCTGCCATCAATCAACGCCTTGGCCTGCTCGCTGACCAGCTTTAACGCCTTGACGCGATCTTCAAATTGCGAGCCATACCGATGCAAGCTGCTCTTGCCGACTTTAAAATCGGCGTGCGCAAGTTCCAGTCGGCGGTTGACTTCCGCTTCCAGCAATTCATAACCGGCAAAGCCGCCTTTGATCAATTCAGCATCCAGCCACTGCTTGATCGATTCCGGTAATTGCTCTACTTTGGAGCGTGGCGGCATAAGTTAGCCCCAAGACTTCGCGGGCCGCGCAATGCCTGGCTCGCAATCAATCGTGTATTCGGCAAGGTCGATGCCGACGCGGGTCAACTGCGCAAACCAACGCCCTCCTGGTTCGTGTTCCAGTTGGATCAATTCTCGCGACTTCAGGTATGTGGCTTCTCGGCGAACTTCCATCGCCGTAGTATCGGGGTACAAGGCGCTAAGGGTCGATAGCAAAAGTTCTTCATAGCAGCCGGTAGGTTGCGCGTTGTAAAGCGTCAGAATCAAATACCAGCGCAGCGATTCGCGCCTCACTTTCGCGTGGTCAATCATGTCTACCGCCTCTCATTTGCAAGTTACTCAATTGTTCCCCCAGGCGGTCTAGCTTTCCTTCCAAGACGACTTGGTTGCGGATATAGTCTTCGCGCCGCACATACAGATTCGGCATTTCGGCTTGGAATTTCAGGAAGTCACGTTCCAGCGCCTGCATTTGCAGAAGCGCCTTGCCTTCTTCCTGCATGTGCCGGTTCAATGCCTCGTGCAAGTTTTTGTTTGACGCGTTCGATGCCTCCTTCTGTGCATCAAACCTGTCGTCAAGGCTCTTATTCATTTGCGATAGAAACATCCGCGCCGCGATGCCTACAGCCGCAAAGAAAGCCAGTAGCAGCGTAATTAGCTGCCACAATTCCAATTGCACCGTCATGCCTTATTCCTCTCTGTTGCGCGCTCTAATTCGCCCTGGCAAGCGATGCAAGTGCGCACGCCAGGCAGTGCTGTGCGGCGCGCAAGCGGGATTGCGTCGTCGCAGATCGCGCAGGCCGACGCCGAATCATCGACGGTTTTGCCGGTCAACCCTGCGCGCTGCGCCTGGCACTGGATGGCCTGTTGCCGGTGTTGTTCTTCGGTTTCGGTGGCGCGGTCGTAAATATCGGTCAATCCCGTTCCCCTTACGCTGCCGCGACGCTTTGCGATGCGATGATGTCGGCCAGGACTTTTTTCGTCGCCTCATAGCCGTCATTCAACAAACGCCGACGCACGACCGGCGACAGGTTGCGGTCAAGACCGCCTGCGTAGCCTGTTTCCACAAAGGCGAAATGCGCGCCTTGCAGTTCGTCCATGTCTACATGCGTGTTTTCATTTGCAGACAGCATCATGTTCAAGTCACGGGCCAGCAGATCGCCCAGCGATGCGCCGCCGTTCGATATCGGTGTCGTCTTCGATACCAATTGAATGCCCAGGCGCGGTACAGCGTCGTTCTTCAGCTTGTCAACGGGGATGTTGTTGACCATGCCGCCATCCTGCAATGTCGCTCCCTGGAATGGGACAGCGGCATAGACCAAAGGAATGCTTGCGGAGCAACGGGCGGCAAATGCAATCGGCGTTGTGCCTGTCATCTTGCGGCTGAATTCAAAGCCGGTTTCAATCGACGCATCCGACGACATGATTGTCAGCGGCACGTTCAAATCGTTAAACGTGACGCCCTTGGTCTTCTCAAGCATCCAATTGAATAATGCATTGCCGGAGCAATAGCCCTGCCCTCGTAACGCAGTAAGCAGGCTAAACGTCAGCATGTCCGACCAGTCGAGGGTCAACGTCAACCTTTTCATTTCGTCCAAGTCCATGCCGCAGGCGGCCAGGGCCGCAATGATGGAACCCCCAGACGTACCAGCATATTCGACAGGTGTTAAACCTAAGTCACGGATGGCGAGCAATCCGCCAACCAGGGCCGGGAATTTGAATCCCGACCCGCTCAGTGCCACGCGGATCGGGCGCATTACGACACCTTTGCTTCGGTTGGCGCTGCCGGGGCTGCTTGTGCAACTGGTGCAGTCTGTGTCGTGCCAGGCGCTGCTGCGGTCGCTTCTA